CCAGGAACAGCAGAAGAAAAATTGCATCCTTATTTACTACCTCTTTTTGATGAGATTAATCATTTTATTTCTAATCAACACAGGGGCAAATTGCAAAGTTCGCATCAGATAGAAATAGTTCCTCTTGGCCTTATGAGAGGCAGAAGTTTTCATAATTCTTTTATAGTTGCAGACGAATGCCAAAATGCTTCATACGATCAGCTTAAAATGCTCTTGACAAGAATTGGTATGGATAGTAAAATGATTCTTACTGGAGATACTGAACAGTCAGATTTAGAGCATAGAAAACAGGGTGGTTTCGAAACGATTATAACTAAACTCCAAGATACTAATAGCATTGGTTTTTCATCTCTTGAAGCCACAGACATTGTTAGAAATCCGATTATTGCAGATATTGTCTACAAATTACAATGAGTCATAAAAATTGTTTAGTATTAAATGCTGACTACACTCCAATAGGTATTATAGATTGGCGCAAAGCCATGACATGGTCCTTTAGGTATGGCAATAAAAACTGCTCTAGTATAGATATAATAGAATATCATGATGAAGATATGATTATTAGTTCTAGTGGACCAATGAATATTCCATCAATAATTAAAACAACCAGATATTTTAAGATATTCAATAAGAGGGTTAATTTTTCCAGAAAAAACGTATTCATTAGAGATGACTTCACTTGTCAATATTGTGATATTAAACTACCCACAAATAAACTAACTTATGATCATGTGATCCCCAAGTCTGTCTGGAAAAATGAGTCAAGTCCCACATGTTGGACAAATATAGTTACAGCATGTATTAAGTGCAATTTGAGAAAATCCAACAAGACCCCTGCCCAAGCAAATATGCCACTAAAAAGAGAGCCATTTATTCCACAAAAAAGTTTGAAGTACTTGCCATTGTCCTATCAGCTGAATACTATACTGAAAGACTTTCCCCAACAGTGGTATGCTTATATAGGAGATTTGATAGGATAATGCCAACTTACAGCTATTATTGTAAGCATTGCGATTCTACATTTGAGCTTTTCTTTAGCATTAACAACTACAAAGAAAAAGTTAGGTGCGAAACATGCAGCAAGACTTGCTATAGAGATTATATTGAAGATGTTTTAAGCCAATCCGCTTCTGTCAAAAAATCCGATAGCGAATTAAAAACAATAGGAGACTTAGCTAATCGTAATCGTGATAGATTTTCAGCGGATGAACGGGCGGCACTAGATAAAAAACACAATGAATATAAAGATCAAGAACTTGCTAAAGAACTACCAAAAGGCATGTCTAGAATGAAAAAACCAAATAAAGTAAAGTGGAGATAAATATGTTAGACGACTTAGATTTTACCTTAGACCAATCCAGAAATAAACCTGTGTCTCATGAAGATGAATTCTATACATTGTTTGGCATGGAAGATTATGTAGACGATAACGGCAATACTAGACAAAACAAACAAGATAAAAAAACTTATGCTAAACGAGTGGATGGTAAATGTCTTGTTAAGATAGGTATAGACGGCAGAGCATACAATCCTCTTGGTTTGTTTTCTGAAGGTAATGCAAACAAAACACTAGCGAAAGTCGGTAAAGATCAGTATAGCTTTAAAAGAGTTAATAATAAAGTCTTTGATCTTTACACATCTTTTCTGAGAACTAAAAATATTGCGTGGTTAAACAATGCTAATAGGGAGTTATTATGAGATTAAATAGGTCACAGAAGTATGCCATTCAGTGGATGGTTCAAGAAGGTAACGACATTACACAAATTGTCAAAGAACTAAAAATTCCTACAGATGAAGTAAATAAGTTTATCGAAAAGAACTGTAAACCAAACAAGGAAAATTCGGTAAAAACTACATCATCTCGTATGAAGGCTAAAGATTTAATGATTAATAAAACGGCGGAAAAAGGAACAAAAAACGTAGCCATTATGACTAAGGAAGCATCGGCACTAGCAGATGATTTTAAGAAAAAGCTACCTGCTCAATCTAGTCGTCACTCTGCTAACATTCATAGGATTAATGACTAAATATATTTCCAAGTACTCAAACAATAAGGAAGTGAGTGCTGCTCAGTATATTACAGAGATAATATGTGAGCACTATGCTAAAAAGAATAAGTTGGACTTACACTATCGGTTTTGGACACACAAGGACTGGGCTTCCTATTACAGAAATCAAATAGGAACAGCAAATAAGCTATTAAAGAAGTATGATTGTAGAGCGATTATAAGGGCTTTAAATAATCCGAAAAGCTCCAAAATTTACTCCTTGAGGGCTCCCCATCTCGTGGCTATTATAGAAAGTGAACAGACCAGGATAGAATCAGAAAATACTCAACTGAATAACAACTATGAAAGAAAAGAAAATAATAAATACCTGACTGGAAAAGCAAAAAAGAATATTATATCTAAGTTGAAGGAATTAGAATGACTATGACAAAAGAAAAACCAAAGAAAAAAGCTAGTGGATTGGCAGCAGATTTAGAAAAAACTTTCGGGGTGGACATTCTGAGATCAGGAAGTTCGATCAAAGAGAAAGAGGTTCTTACTATACCACTAAGTCCATCTTTAGATATGATTTTAAATGGTGGAGTACCAGAAGGAAGTTTTGTTGTTTTGACAGGACAGCCCAAATGCGGTAAGACAGTAACATCTCTCAGCTTGGCCGCTACAGCATTAGACCCAAAGTACCAAGGAAATCTAGAGAAACCCAGACATGCGTACTACCTAAACATCGAAGGTAGGCTGAAAAAGCGCGATATAGAAGGCATAAAAGGATTGGACTTAGACAGATTTACTTTGATAGGTTCTACTCAGGGTAAAATTCTACATGCAGAAGAATACCTTCAGATTGCCGAACGTATAATCAATGAAGAACCGGGAAGTATTGTCATTATCGACTCATATTCTGCCTTATGTACAGAAGCAGAAATTACATCTGATATGAGCAAGATGCAAAGAGCAGATGGAGCCAAGCTATTAGCTAAGTTTTGCAGAAAAGTGGCTAACGTTATTCCTGTCAATAAAAATATCGTTGTTGGAATTACTCATTTGATGGGCAATCCTACAGGATATGGAGCAGAATTTAAGGAAAAATCTGGCCAAGCTATTGCATATCAAACAGACATTAAACTAAGAGCTAAAAGATTTTCGCCTTGGCTTCTGGGTAAAGAGAATACTCAGATCGGACAGGAAGTAGAATGGCAAGTTGTATGCTCTGCACTTGGTCCGCCAGGAGCAACTACTACTAGCTATATTAGATATGGAGAAGGTATTGATAAGGGTATGGAATTATTTAATATGTGTGTAGATATTGGTTTAATTACTCAGGCTGGAGCTTGGTATACATTTAATACGCTTGATGATAATCCTAAATTTCAGGGTGCTGAAAAAGCTAGGGAATTTTTAATGGACAATCCTGAAGTTTATAATTCTTTATCAAAAGAGATTAATGAAGCCTTGGGACTATAATGGATATTATTGATTTAGATGAGAATATTAGAAAGTGGTCATTAAAAGGATATGTATCCAAAGCCACAGCAACCAATAAGTCTAGCAACCATATAAAAGCTAGAAAAATGCTACATAAAAAATATCCTACTTTACAAATATTGGAAGAGGTGTCTATACCAATCAATAGAAAAGAAACCTTGTACTTGGACTTCTATATACCTATGATAAAAAAGTGCATAGAAGTACACGGAGAGCAGCACTATAAGTTTGTACCATTTTATCATACAAATAAATTAAACTTTTTAAAGGCACAGAAAAAGGATAGACAAAAAAAAGAATGGTGTGATAAGAATTCAATAACCTATATAGAATTGCCTTATAACTTAAGTACAGAAGAATGGGAAGAAAGATTGAATGAACACTAAAGACAAAGTGAAAGAATGGGATGACATCCTAGACGAATACGAAAAAGGCATAGGACTACCTCAATATAAAAGTGATCAATTTGCAAATGAGGAATTAGAACATTATTTTTCTATGGATAGAAAAGTCTTGGAGACAATGACACCACAAGATTGTGGAGAAATAGCATACAGATTAGG